CAACTTCTTCACCGACATTACCGACAGCAGCGATTCCAGCAATTCCTGTTACATTAACTCTGACTGTGCTTCCGTCAGACTCACCAAGAATGTGGACTGCGCCTGTGCCTGCTACGCCTGTTTCAGTTATTTCAGCTTCTTCGGTGAATGTTCCTAGGGCACCTGTGCCTGCTTCACCAGATGGTGAAATTTCATTTTCAACTGTAGAGTTGCCGAGTCTGCCTGTAGCATTAACTCCTGTCACAACTGCGCCTGTTGAGAACACACCGAGTGCGCCTGTGCCTGCTGTTCCTGAAACTGACACGTCAATGACGATGTTCGGGACTGCTGTGCCTGTTGCACCTGTGGCTGCGACTCCTGGAACTTCTGCTGGGTCTGTTTCAGACTCTGTTGTGTAATCGCCCAACGCGCCTGTAGCTGCGACCCCGTCAACAACTGTCGCGAATGCATCAATCGTTCCTGTTGCTCCTGTGCCTGCAACGCCTGTAACAGTTAGTTCAAACTCAAGTATGTAACCAGAACCAACACGCCCATGCCCAGGAATACCGACTGGTGGCCTTTGCCGAGGATCAAGGAATGGGTCGTAATTATAACCTACGTAAAAATCAACATTCTCTGGATCATTGTCTGGGCGAGGCTGAAAAAGCGCAACCGCATCAACAACATTACGCGGTGGGTCAAGTTGCGGGTGCTTCGGCTCCCAATCTTCTGGCTCAACCCTTAATCCGTCCCAAGTCGTCTTGAGTGAGGTATAAGGCACACGTAAGCCAGAACGATCCCCGATCGCTAATGACTTTTTACCTGTTGCCCTTCTCACTCTTGCCATCAGTTAAGATTCATCCCTGTTGGTCTGATTCGTAGTGTTACGCCATCGTTGTCAGTGCTCGCAGCATACTCAAATGCTCTCTCATACATCTCGTTGAGCATTGTTAATCTTTCTGGTGCGACCTTCATTGCCAACTTCGCAGCCAGCCCAGCACAAATGCAATCGTTCCATCTGTAAGGTATATCTGCGTCTTGATTAGAAGCTGTTACATCTTCGAGTTGGTTGATTGACCAATAAACAAGACTGTAACTGTTGCTGTCTGGAACTTGCCACATATACAAAACAGGTGTGTATTGCTTGTCTAGCATGTATTGGCTAGGTTTGCCGCTGCTGGCTTTGTTCGGGAGTTGGTTGTATTCGTCAATGCTGACTCGCTCAACAACTGTGTCAGAAGTCGTGCCGCCGACAGTTTCCCTAACAACAACGCTCATCAAGTCAATAGTGCCGACTGGTAAGGTGTAAGTCGTCGTGCCCTGCGTCAGCGCCAAAGTATTATTCTGAACAGCCCAATAGTTTATGCCTCTGTTGGCCCACTCGCTGAACAATAAGTTCAGGCTTCTGCGAGCTGTCTCAGCTTGGTAGCCTGTGCGAGTTTGGTTATCAATGCCGCAACGCTCATATGCCTCGGTGATTATCTCCTCAACATCGGGTCTGAATGCGACTGTTCCTGAAGTAGCCATTATGTCACTCCATCATTTTTTATGTAAACAAACTCCATTGATGCGGAGACATTAAAGCTAACAGATCCAGAGGAAGAAAATGCCCTCATCTCTAAGTCTGTTTTTTCTGTAAACTTTAACGGGAAAGTGTAAAACTGTTCGTGTGTGGCATCTGTCAGGGTAAATCTTTCCTTTATCTGGAAGACTTCTCCGTATGGCCTAGCAACAAGACTGGCATTTAAAAGAGCTTTGGTGTTGGTAGATGTTCCTGTAGATAAAGACATCTTTGTAAGGAACGCTGTATATCCTGCGGGAACTGTCCAAAGACTCATTAATGTTTGGTTATCTCCATCGCCATTGATGCTAAGATAAACATTAGCAGGAACTCCAGCGGTCACTGTGCCTGTTCCTGCGTAAATTGTGCCAGCATTTGCGCCACCACTACCTGCGCTGCGAACAATGCCACGATTTATACGGAGGTAAGACTTTGTGGTGTTAACTGCTGTTTGTCCGTTTAATGTGACAACTTCGTTTATTTCGTTGTAATCGGCGTCTAGGCCAAAAACTTCTACTGTTCTTGCACCAGTCCCTGCAGCAGTGTCATCAGTTGAACTGCTTGATACAGTCATTACTGTAGCTGACGCAGGATAAGCGTACAAGCCACCTTGTTCCCAGATGGTTTCTTTTGTGGCTCCGACATCGTTGTTGTAACCGAACTTAAAGACAGTTTTGTGGTAAGGTATCTGGCCACGAGAAATTTGGAGCTCGAATGGCTCCGTTGTCCCGACCCTACTTATAGAAGAGACTTGAGCCATCCGATCCTCCTTAATATTCTTTAGCCACCCTCAGAACTACCTGATAAGCATCACCTGCTGCACCTGCACCTGTCGTGGTGAATTTTACATCACCCGTCGGAGTTGTGCCGTATGAAGAGCTCGATGGAAGTCCACCGAACTTTTCAAAGCTGTGATAGCCTTGTTGGTTCTCAGCCAAGTGCAATATGATTACATCGGTGGCAGCATCAGCCAACACCTCAACAGTCATGCCTTGTATGATCCACCAACACTCAAGTATTCTGACGCCTGTGCATGGATCGCCGTTGGAATTGTTAACCAAAGACGAAACATCAATCTTAGTGACTGCACTTTCATTCCCTGTATCAACATACTGGTATTGAAAAGCGAACACAGCCTCACGAGGGTTGTCGGCTATCGTAGTGGTTGTTACGATATCAGCCATTCGTCACCCTCCTAAATTATGATAGTGCCGCACCAACAGCAGTAACCCAAGCAGCTCCTGTGTTAATGACTAGGCAATATTCATTGTCGCCAGCGCCATTGTCACTTACGATATAAACTGTGCCGACTGTAGTGTCTGCTGCTGCTGGTAAATCTGCAGTTAATACAACTGGGACTTCAAACCCATTGTTGGACTTCACTGGTCCTGTAAAAGTTGATCGAGCCATTTTTATCTCCTGTCGTGGCTAGTGTCTGCCGAAGCAGTCAGGATTGTAAGGGGAGGGTTGCCCCTCCCCAAAGTTTTACGCTGCGCCTTCAGAACCGAAGATGCCACGCCAGTCAGTGAAGCCGAACGAATAACGCTCGCGCACTTTATAGCGGACATTGCCAGTTTCAAAGTCGCCTTCCATGCCTTTTTTCAAAGGTGAACGCTGGAAGTGCTTCAGACCATCAGGCACATCTGTCATGATGTAGAATGCATCTGAGTCAGTCAAACGACGCATCACGTGATAACCTTGCGGTAGGAATCCACCTGCACGGATCGCGTTGATGTCGTTGTCTGCTGTGCCTGTGCGCAGTTGTGATTCAAGCAAACGCTCTGCCACAAAGGTGTATGCAGTGGGGATAACTAGCATTGTGCCTTGTGCAGCAATACGAAGTCCACGATCGTCCTTCATGTCTGCGATTTGAATCAGCATCTGCTCCAGAGAAGTCTCTGAAAGGTCAGCTGCGGTTGCTAATGTGTTTGACTGATTGCCTGAACGAGTCGGGTGGTCAGTTGCACACAATGTTTTACCGTCACCACCAGTTACACCAGAACCTGAGAATGCGTTGTTAAGAACATTCGCAGCCTTGATCTCTTTGGTCGATGCCATTGAGCGTGCAAGAGCTTTGGTGTAGCGTGAAGCAATCGAGCCATATAGGCCATCCTCTTCTGCTTCCTCAGTGATTGAGAATGCAAGAGCGATTGTCTCGTGCTGGTAACGAGCAGTCCACTGTTGTGAAGCAGCATCATAAGAGATTGCCGCACCTTCACCCTTAACAGGTGCATTGCCGAAGCCTTCCAATAGGACGTCTTCTTCAAATGCTTTCTGTGAAGAGTTAGTTTCAAAAACAGCTTCCCACTCTGGTGGATAAGTGTCGTACTCGAGGCCAAAGAGGGTGTTTAGTCCTGGCTCGAGCATTTTTGCAAATTGTGCTCTATTCATTGCCATTTGTCATTCCCTCCTTAAATGCCAGCTGTGCCTTTCAGGAGATGCTCATTGATAAGCACTTCCATGACCGCATTCGCGCCAAACGCATTCTCAGGTGCGTCATACAACGCAATGATTTTCGTTTGAGCGGAGGCTGCTGCCATGGTTCCTGAAATTTCGAAGCCAGACTGACCTGTGAGTGTTGAGCCTGCACCAGCAACAATATCAGCACAGTTGCCGATGTTGGTCTGAGCAGGAGATCCAGCGGATTGAACTTTGAAAACAATATACGGATCATCGTAAACGAATGCGATAATATCCGTAGCTGTTGTTCCCGAAGGCCAATATTCGCTGTAGACGTATGAGCCATCACTTGCAGTGTATGAACATCCTGCGAACACACCTACCACATTAGTCTCTGTAGCACCTGCAGGTTGAAGAGTGCCATCCGCTGCGAGGATGACCGCATCACCATTGAAGATGTTTTCTGCGAGACCAGAAGTAATAGTGTATTTGTTAGCACGAGGTGCATAACCGCTCATGTGGCGAACTGGGACGAACCCAAAGGCTGCATCTGCATTTGCCATTTTCGCTACTCCTTATAGCAGTTAATCATCAGCCATCACCGAGATATCTCGGCCACGACTACTCGAAGATTTCCGATCTTGTTGAATCGGAATGCCCCCAGTCCTTGCCATCGCATCAAGCTCTCCTGGAATTGATTCGTTCTGTTCATCATTACGTTGGTTATAGTAAGCCTTCATAGATTTGAACTTATCTTTTGGCATCTCACACAGGATCATGCCTTCAACTCCGATTGAACCTGCCCACTGCCCATGATTGATAGTTGGGAATCTCTGATCTTTCACAGTGTCAGCAGGGCGAGGGTTCCAGCCTGCACGCATACGTTTGTATACGTTGTCTGGAGTATCCCTACCCTGAATCGAGGTAGCAATCCATCGTTGGACCATCCCAGGACGGGGATCAGGTGCGTCCAACAACGATGGTGGTTTCCATGCTGCCTCTTCACGAGGTGCACGGACTTCTGAGCGTTCTTCGCTTGCACGAACATTTCGTTTTTGTGTCATAGTTCTATCCTCTTGCCTGTTTTTGGATCTCTGCAGCGTACTGCTTCAATCCTTTTTCATCAGTAATGCCTAGTTCCCTAGCCATTCGGAGTTGATCCTGTGACATGCGAACACGCCCACCCTTGTAGGAAGATCCGCCTGTAGTAGGGGCGACTGGTGATCTACTTTTTGATTTCCTACCAGAGATCTGACCTGAGTTTAGCTCAGGAAACACTTTAAGTAAACGATTATTTAACTGATCGTAATATTCTTCAGAATCCTTGTCGTATCCTTCAAGGTCCAATTGAACATCAATCGACCGTGCCATAGCAGTTTCGCGCTCAAAGCCTTGTGCGTTGAACCAGCGGTTCTTCTCCCACCAATCCATAGCTTTTTTGGGTGCTGGTGCTTGGGCAACTTGCTCTGCTCGGCCAACAGTCGGTGAGACTGCTTGTTGGGCGCGAGCTTGCTTTTGCATTTCTGCGATGCGCATTGCTGCACGCATATCAGCTAGCTGTTCGCTAAAACTGACCTGTGCATTTGTGTCGCCATTTTCAACAGCTTTAGCCAATGCCTTTTTAGTTTGCTCGTAACGCTTGTTGAATGCGTTTTCAGCTGCATGGGCACTGCCTTGCTCCAATCGCTCAAGGCGAGCTTTGAGTTGGGCTGTTTCGTCTTGAAACTGCTTGGCTTGCAATTCTGCTTCACGACGTTGGTCTACGAGCTTTTTAATTCGCTTTTGGACCTTTTCGCCGTATTCTGGCTCTTCATCTTCTTGTTTCGCAGCTTGCTGCTCCTCTGCGGAATCAGACTCGTCTGTGATTTCGATTTCGAGCTCATCAGTTTGACCAGCTTTACGCTTGGTCTCATTGATTTCGTCTTGTATTTCTTTCAAGACGTCTTCTTGATCAGACATGGTTGGCGTCCTCCATGGTTTATCGCCTATGATTCTACGTATGAAGTTATCTCTGCGTCCTCAGGCAAGATTGATGTAATCTCGTCATCGTTAAGCAAAAGCAGCTTCACACCATTGATTGTTAGTTTTTGGCCTGCATACTTACCGTAAGTAACACGTGCACCAATTTGAGGCCAATCGCCTTTCCAAGAGTTGCCAGTGTCGCGGTCGCGATATGCTAGATCCCCCATAGCCAGGATTCGGCCATGAGCAGTCAGATATTCTTCGTTTTCTTGACTGGTGGACGGAAGTAATATGCCGCCTTTGGTCTTTTTCTTGACCTGATTAGGCTGAACTAAAACTTTCCACCCCATTGGCTTGGGGAACTTGTGCGAACCTAGTGTTTGTTCGCTTTCCTCATCTTTGATGAGGTCAATTGCATGTGGATGAGACATGATTTATACATCCTCTTCGTCATCTAGTTTTTTCATCATATCGCTGATGATGCCGTTTGCCCTTTCGAGACCCTCAGCAACACCAACGCTCTTTTTATATGCTTCAAAGCTACTCATCTGACCCAGAAGCATATTCTGAGCTATCGAGTTCTGTTCCTCCGTCAGAGTTTTTTGGATCTTTTTCAGCAGATCTATTACTGTCATTATGCAACTCCGCTTTCGCAGCGCCAGAGACGCCTGTCACGAACACCTCGACAACATTACTTTCAGGCTTATTTACCATAGCCTTTTTTCTTCTTCATCGTTTTCTTTTTCTTTTTGACCATTGGTTTTTTCTTTTTCATTCCATGCTTCATGGTTTTGCCTCCTTTGGACATCAGTGAAGAAAATGATGCTCTATTCAACTTTACCTCCATTTTGATCAGAAGGCAACTGAGATAGTGCACCTGTTGTTGTAATGCCGCCAATGCTCAAAAACTTCATCAAGTCTCCGAGTGTGCCAACATTACGTCCACCCCTGCTGGGGATCTGCATTTGTGAAACTTCATCGTAAACTGTTGCCGATGGATCAACCTTTTTCAATGACTTCTCGCTG